TCCTCCAGAGGTACAGTATAAGTTGTTCTACTGTCCTAGGTTCAAGCAGTGGGTTAATTCGTTTATTCCGGAGAAATTTTCTACCGAGGATGGAGACGAACCAAGACTTATTCTACCGTTTTTGGACAAGGAAGGGGAGTGTTTTGGCTTTCAAGGGCGGTCGTTCAAGAAAGATGGAATACGATACATAACCATCATCCTTGACGATTCTAAACCAAAAATATTTGGCCTAGATACTGTAGACTTTACTAAAACGTTTTACATCGTAGAAGGTCCTATTGATTCATTATTCTTAGATAATGCGGTAGCAATGGCCGGGGCCGACTTAGGAATTGATAAAATCTGCGGTCAAGATCTTGCATTACAAAATTGTGTCTACGTATATGACAATGAACCGAGAAATGTGCAGATTGTGAAGAAGATGGAACAGATAGTCAATAGAGGATATAATATTGTGATATGGCCTTCTTCTATAGAAGGGGTCAAAGATATTAATGACATGGTGCTTGAAGGGTATGATCCAAAGGGTATGGTCAAAGAGTTTCAATTTAAAGGTCTGGAGGCGAGGTTGAAGTTTGTAGAGTGGAAGAAGGTATGAAAGTAAGATTGATCAGCTATACCACCCAGTCAGGAGAGTTAGATGAGTGTACCCTATCAAGTGTTCAGGACCTTGCTGCATTCTGTGCACGGGTTTCCAATCCAGCCAATCAGTCCAATACAGAAACATCAGAAAAACTCATCCAATACCTTATCCGAAACCAACATTGGTCACCCCTTGAAATGGTCAACGCCTGTCTCGAAATCACCACCACCAGAGATATTGCCAGACAAATCCTTAGACATAGAAGTTTCTCATTCCAGGAGTTCTCTCAACGATATAGTGACCCAGTTAGAGAGCTCGATTTTGTTCTTAGAGAATGCAGGTTTCAAGACCATAGTAACCGTCAAAACTCCATCCCCATAGATGAAAGTAATGACGAACAAATTAAGATTGCCTATCAGTGGGAAATATTGCAGAAGAGTTTAATTGAAAAATCAAAAGAAATATATACCTGGGCAATCGAAAAAGGGATTGCCAAAGAACAAGCTCGCAGTGTGCTCCCGGAAGGTAATACCGTATCCAGACTGTATGTCAATGGTACGATTAGATCATGGATTCACTACATTCAACTACGTTCGGCCCACGGCACTCAACTTGAACACATTGAAATAGCCAAAGAATGTGCAAAAGTTATTCGTAATGTATTTCCAGTAATTGACAAAATTAAACAATAAAAAATATAAAGAGGTAATAGATGGAAGAACTAGTTCACGGCATCAAAGTTGATTATTCCCGCGATTCATTATTTGACGAACTAGGGCTTAAACGTTTAAAAGAAAGTTATATGAGAGAGGACGAAACCTCTCCTCAAGAAAGGTTTGCTTATGTATCTAAATCTTTTGGGTCGAACCAAGCTCATGCGCAAAGGCTATATGAGTATTCTTCTAGACATTGGCTTTCTTACTCTACTCCCATTCTTAGCTTTGGTCGGTCTAATCGGGGTCTGCCTATCTCGTGCTTTCTACCGTACTTGCACGATTCTGCAGAAGGGTTGGTGGATTGTCTCTCGGAGGTAAACTGGCTATCAATGTTAGGAGGTGGGGTTGGAATTGGTATTGGAATTCGTTCGGCAGACGATAAATCTGTTGGGGTTATGCCTCATCTTCGTACTTACGATGCTTCTAGCCTGGCTTATAGACAGGGGAGAACGCGTAGGGGTTCTTATGCCGCTTATTTGGATATTTCTCATCCTGATATTCTTATTTTTCTTGAGATGAGAAAGCCAACGGGCGATCCTAATATGAGAACGCTCAACCTACATCATGGTATCAACATTACTGACGACTTTATGTTGCTGTTAGAAAAGTGTATGATTGACCCCCATTGTGACGATACCTGGGAACTAAAAGACCCGCACAATGGTGAAGTAAGGGACAAGATATCGGCCAAAGAGTTATGGCAACGTATTTTAGAAATGAGAATGCAGACTGGTGAACCATACTTACACTTTATTGATACATCTAATAGGATGATGCCAGAGTTTCAAAAGAAGTTAGGTCTGTCTATTAAGCAGTCAAATCTATGCAGTGAAATTATTCTACCAACTGATAAAGACAGAACGGCCGTATGCTGCCTGTCGTCTTTAAATTTAGAGTATTATGATGAGTGGAAAGATGATCCAATATTTCTTCGAGATATGGCCGAGATGCTTGACAACGTTCTGCAATACTTTATTGATAACGCTCCCGAACAAGTCTCAAGGGCTAAGTATTCAGCAATGCGTGAGCGTTCTATCGGTATTGGTGCCCTTGGATGGCATGCCTATCTTCAACGAAACAATCTTCCGTGGGAGTCAGCTTTAGCAGTTAGTAGAAATAAACAGATATTCAAACATATTAGAGCAATGCTTGATCAAGCAAACATCTATCTAGGAAAAGAGAGAGGGGAAGCTCCCGACGCCCAAGGAACTGGATATAGATTTAGTCATATGCTAGCTATTGCACCTAATGCTTCTAGTTCAATTATTATGGGAAATACATCACCGTCGATCGAACCTTTCCGGGCTAACGCCTACAGGCAAGATACACTTTCAGGGTCATCTTTAAATAAAAATAGATGGCTAGATAAAATCATTAGGGAGAAATGCAATGAGGACACCTCTTTGGACTACGATGAAACCTGGTCAAGTATCATTGCAAACGACGGATCAGTTCAGCACCTTAATTTCCTTGATGACTGGACAAAAGACGTATTCAAAACGAGTATGGAGATTGACCAAAGATGGCTTGTGGAGCACGCAGCTGACAGACAAGATTACATTGACCAAGCACAATCCCTTAACCTCTTTTTCAGGCCGGACGTAAACATTAAGTACTTACACGCTGTACACTTTATGGCCTGGAAACGTGGATTAAAAACATTATATTATTGTCGTAGTGAAAAACTGGCCAAGGCTGACAAAGTAGCAAAGAAAATAGAAAGAGAAGTAATCAAGGAGATCGATCTTAGAGCACTAACAGAAGGTGATACCTGTCTGGCTTGTGAAGGATGAATAGAGAGATAGGTAATGCAGTTTATCAGCGATCGCAATGTATATGAATCTTGTCAGCCGCAGTGGTTGTGGGTTTATGATAAACTTATAGTTGCTCGTCGACAAGGGGTGCGAGCCGCACCAGCCGGCATACCAGTACCTGTATCTGGAGATTATATAGTTAGACCTATTACAAATATTTACATGATGGGTCGAGGAGCTCAAATAAAAAGAATTGAGCAAGGAGATACTAGTGCTGTTCCAGACGGATTCTTTTGGTCAGAGATACTAAAAGGTCCTCACGTATCAGTAGACTACCATTGGGGTCATCAGCATTTAACTGTACAGGGGTTTCGAAACGATCCTAACAGACTAGATCGATTTTCTCGATGGTGTAAGGTAGAATTAAATATGCCACTACCTGCAATGCTTTACGATCTTAAGTATTACCAGGAATGGATTAATGTTGAGTATATTGGTAATAAAGTAATTGAAGTACATCTACGTTATAATGATGATTTTGCTAATCATGACTCTGATGAGATCGTACCGGTTTGGCGAGGAGACTCTATGATTACCCCTACAGGGTGGTCGTGGTATTATAGCCCGGCTGGTGATAGATTAGGTTTTTGGATCAAAAATAAATAACCAACAAAATAATAAACAAGGAACCTTCATGACAAAGCTAAAGATGACCGATGAGAGAAATGCATTTAAACCATTTCATTACCCCTGGGCCTACGATGCATGGCTCAAGCACGAACAATCTCATTGGCTTCATACTGAAGTACCTATGCTAGAAGATGTTAAGGATTGGAAAAAGAAGTTAACTCCTTCGGAAAAACAATTCCTTACAAACATCTTTAGGTTCTTTACTCAAGGTGATATTGACGTAGCTGGTGGGTACGTTAAAAATTACTTACCTTACTTCCCTCAGCCAGAAATTAGAATGATGCTTATGGGATTTGCCGCAAGAGAGGCGCTTCATATTGCTGCTTACTCACACTTAATTGAGACACTTGGGTTACCAGAAGTAACTTACTCCCAGTTTATGGAGTATCAAGAGATGAGAGAAAAGCATGAGTATGTTTTAGATCTATCTGGGCAGAATACAACCAAAGAAAATACAGCAACCCATATTGCCGTGTTTTCAGCTTTTACCGAGGGTATGCAACTATTTTCTTCATTCATTATGTTACTAAACTTTCCTCGACATGGAAAGATGAAAGGTATGGGACAAATAGTTACCTGGTCTATTGTAGACGAAACTATGCATACAGAGAACATGATTAAACTTTTTAAGACCTACATTCAAGAAAATAATGAAATATGGAACGATAATTTAAAATCAAAAATATACAAGATTGCTGAAAAAATGGTTGAATTAGAAGATAAGTTTATTGATCTTGCCTTTGCTATAGGACCAATGGAAAATTTAACACCTGAGCAAGTTAAAACATACATTCGCTATATTGCCGATAGACGTCTTATCTCTATGGGTATGAAAGGTATTTTTAAAATCAAAAAGAACCCCTTACTATGGGTTGAAGAGATGATTAACGCCCCTACTCATACTAACTTCTTTGAGAACAGAGCTACTGATTATGCTAAAGGCGCATTGTCAGGTAACTGGGGGGATGTTTGGGGGAAAGCTGCATAGTGCATTATAAAAGCATATTCATTAGTGATGTGCATTTGGGTACCAAAGATTGTAAAGCTGAATTATTAAATAATTTTTTGAAATACAACACCTGCGAGACCTTGTATCTCGTAGGTGATATAATTGATGCGTGGAAAATACAGAAAAATAAGTGGCGTTGGAAACAATCACATACAAATGTTGTGAGGCGTATTTTAGGTTACGCTAAAAGAGGAACAAAGGTTGTTTATGTTACAGGCAACCACGATGAGTTTTTACGGCCAATGATACCGTACGGCCTCACATTTGGTCTGGTAGAAATTCGTAATCAGATAGAGCATATTGGTATCGACGGTAAACACTATCTTGTTACGCACGGTGATTTATTTGATGGTATCACAAGAATTGCTAAGTGGTTATCATTTTTAGGTGATTCAGCATATGATTTTGTATTGAATCTGAATAGTAAGTTTAATTGGTGGCGACATAAATTTGGCCTCAGTTACTGGTCATTGAGTCGCTATCTTAAATACAAAGTCAAAAGAGCAGTAGATTTTATGTTTCAGTTTGAAAAAAATCTTGCTACTCATTGTAAGAAAAAAGGATATGATGGTGTAATTTGTGGTCATATACACCATGCAGAGATAAAAGAAATTGATGGTGTGATGTATATGAATGATGGTGATTGGGTTGAATCTTGTACTGCATTAGTAGAACATATGAATGGTAAATGGGAAATTATAACTTGGACAGAGTTAATACAGAATGAAAAAAATATTAATAGTAACTGATAATCTACCAGACCAAGTCAATGGTGTCGTTACAACATTCCAAAATATTGAAAAGAATTTGGTTTTGGATGGGTATTCTGTTGTATATCTTAATCCCGGGCAGTTCATACATTTTGATTGCCCAGGCTACCCTGAGGTTAAACTTTCGCTTCCTTGGCAAATCGGTAAAAAGATTACAGAGGTATCTCCGGATCATATACACATCGCCACAGAGGGTCCTATTGGTCTGTTCGCTAGATTTCATTGTAACAGGCATAATATCCGGTACAATACTTCTTATCATACTAAATTCCCTGAATTTTTAAAGAAAATATATGGACTACCAGAAGGCCTCACATACAAATATCTTAGGTGGTTTCATAAAGATTCTGAAAAAGTATTGGTACCAACAGAAGGTTTAAAAAAAGAATTAGAACAAAAAAAATTTAAAACCCTAAAAGTATGGACTAGAGGTGTAGATACAAACATCTTTAATCCAACACGCAGAACAAAACCTAGTGATTATATTGTATGTGTAAGTCGTGTATCAAAAGAAAAAGGTCTAGATGATTTTTGTCAGTTAAAAGGCAATAAAGTATTAATTGGTGATGGCCCTTATTTGAATACACTTAAAGAAAAATATCCTGACGTAAAGTTTCTCGGTATAAAACAAGGTGCAGAGTTAGCAGAATGGGTGGCAAATGCTGAAGTGTTTGTATTTCCATCAAAAGCTGATACTTTTGGTATTGTAATATTAGAATCTATTGCGTGTGGTACTCCGGTGGCATCATACATAGAACCTGGACCATTAGAAGCAATACAACCAATGTATAATGGAATGTATAGTGATAATTTACAACATTCTATAAATGCTTGTTATCAAATAAATCGTGATGAAGTATTTTGTTCATCTAAAATATGGACATGGGAAAACTCAACAAAACAATTTAAAGAGGCATTAGTATGAAAAGCTTTCAACAATTTACTGAAGGAAAAGATTCTAAATTAGAAGCCAAATATCAGGATAAACCTAAAGGAAATCAAAAATGCTCGGAGTGTACAATGTGGAGACCTCCCAATGCATGCTCAGCCGTATCGGGGCCCATTGATCCAGAAGGTTGGTGTGATTATTTTAAACAATCAAAACGTAAGGACTAAAATGAAACTTTATATCTTTATTGCACTACTTATTGCTGTTACTGTTCCGGCCTACGCCCAAAAGATGCCACAGGGCGTTACTTACGATGCTCAAATATTAAGGGTAAACGACGGCGACACTATAGTTATTAGTGCGCCGTTTCTTCCTAAGCCGTTCAAGCCAGAACTTGCGGTCAGAATATTTGGAGTTGACACCCCAGAAAAAGGACACCGCGCTCAATGTCCAAGCGAGGCTCAACGAGGAGAAATGGCATCAGCATTTACAAAACAGGCCGTCACCTCTACTCAGAAACATCAGGTCACCTTATACGGATGGGATAAGTTCGGTGGTCGTGTATTGGGAGATATTATTTTGAATGGTGTAAGTCTACGTGCTGAATTAATTCGTAATGGTTTTGCCAGAGAATATTACGGTGAGGCAAAACAAAGCTGGTGTAATTAATGAAACAAAAGTTTGTTAACTTCTTTATGAATGTAGCTGAAAGCTCGGCCAACCTCTCCCATGCAAGGCGCTTGAAAGTAGGAGCCGTTATAGTCAAAGATCAAAATATTATTTCTTTCGGCTATAACGGCATGCCCGCTGGAATGGATAATAACTGTGAAGAAGAATTACTTAATGAGGATGGCCCGCAGCTAGTAACCAAACCAGAAGTTATTCATGCCGAGGCAAATGCAATTTGTAAATTAGCCAGACAGGGCAACTCAGGTCAAGACAGTACCATGTTTCTTACGCATGCACCGTGTGTGGAGTGCGCTAAAATGATTGTACAGGCTGGTATCAAATCAGTCTATTGGAAAAATAGTTATAGAGATACTAAAGGACTAGATCTGCTACATAAAGCTGGTATAGACACCTTTCAGGAGATTGTATGACAGCATCAATTACTTGTTACGATTGTGATGAAGAATTTACTGTTGACAGTTTATTAGAAAAAGGCTCACAAGTTAGTTTCTGCCCATTTTGCGGCACAGAAATTGAGCAAGAAGAAGATGATGATCTAGATGACGAAGATATTAGGGATTGATCTATCACTTACAAGCCCGGCAATTTGCTTGTTTGAAGGTACAGAAGTTAGTTTAGACTTCTGTTCTTTTTTCTACCTTACGTCTGTAGAAAAGCTCGCCTTCTCTAAACACCCCACATACGGCACTTTAATACCTCCCTATAAAACCAATGAGGAAAGGTATCACCACATATCTCAATGGATTATACAGGTGATAGCAGACAACATGCCTCAATATGTTTTTATAGAAGATTATTCTTTTGCGTCGACGGGGAGAGTATTTAATATTGCAGAGAATTGCGGCATACTAAAATACTTATTATGGAGAAAAGGATTACCTTTTACTACTATTCCTCCAACTGTAATAAAAAAGACTGCAACAGGCAAGGGTAACTCTAACAAACAGGCTATGGAAGAATCGTTTCTAATGGAAACTGGATTTAATGTAAGAAACCATTTAAAATTATCAAAGTCAGCTAGTAACCCAGTATCAGATATTATTGATAGTTATTACGTTACAAAAGCTGGTCTTCACTTTAACCGATCATGAACAATAGAAAACAATTTAAAACTATTACTAATGTTTGTTTAAAAAACAGACTATCAAATGAGATCGTTATTTGTGATATTATCAATGAAGATGTCATTGAGGGTAAACTTTATTTTGTAGTTAGACAACACGGGCGCGTACTAAAATACGCTAAGGACTCTTACTTTCAGGTGAAAAATAAATGAAACTAACAGATAAAAATTATAAAATGTCCAGAGTATATAAACGGATATTACTTGGTATGAAGGATCAAGCTGCAGCTAAACGTATTAAAAAATGTTTTATACTTGCTGATATTTCTAGTCAGAGACATGAATTTACCGTCCTTCAAAAGGGTACACAGTAATACTTGATATTTTGATTAGTGGTCACTATACTGAAAGGGTGGTAGTAAATAAACCACTCAACTTATGAAAGGAAATACTATGATGTCACAGAAACAGAAACTTACTAAAGCCTTCTTTGAAGGTAAGCAACTGTCGGCCAAGCAAATTGCCTCACAATTTGGTATTGGTTCACCAAGCAAAGTAGTCTCTATGCTCCGTTTAGAAGAGGGTCTCCCTATCTACCTAAACAAGCATGTAGACACTAAAGGTCGCGTTGTTAACAAGTATCGCCTTGGTACCCCCAAGCGCTCAGTTGTTGCAGCAGGCTACCGCGCTATGGCAGCTGGACTGGTTTAATAGTCTAGTTTAGTGTACAATAAGGGGACTTAGTGTCCCCTTTTTTATTGGAGATAAAATGATTGCAATGAGCGGATATAAAGACTGGTTAGGCGATAAATTAAAAGTGATGGATGCAAAAGTAACGTTTACAAAAAAAGACGGCACTGAGCGAGTAATGAAATGTACTCTACGTGAAGGCGTTATTACCCCTCATGAAAAGAAAACTGATAGAGTAAAAACTCATAACGATGAGACTTTAGCCGTATGGGATTTAGATAAAAAAGAGTGGCGCTCATTTAGATATGATTCTATTAAAGAAGTCCAGTTTGGAGCAATTGATTGAAAACAGGCATTACATTTGGCGCATTTGATTTATGTCATGCCGGACATAATTTAATGTTTGGAGAATGCAAACAGAATTGTGAATATCTTATTGTAGGATTACAAGCAGATCCATCAATAGAGAGGCAGGAAAAAAACAAACCAGTTCAAAGCATGTTTGAGCGCTACGTACAATTAAATTCTTGCAGATACATAGATGAAATAGTACCATATGTGTACGAAACCGAAATAGAAGAAATATTAAGATCCGTTAAACCTAACGTCAGATTTATTGGTGCTGATTATCACGGGCGCGATTTTACCGCTAAACAATACTGCCTAGATAATAACATAGAACTTTATTTTAACAACCGTGAACATGGTTTTAGTACCTCAGAACTAAGGAGAAGAATAAGTGCCCATACTAGTAACAGGCTGTAATGGCTACATTGGGAAAGCTTTTTGCAAGTACTATAAAGAAGAGAGCCATAAAAAGGGAGATAAAATTATCGGCGTGGATATCGTCGATGGTTCAAATCCGTACGTTGATAACTTTGTAAAAGGATCATTTGCAAGCGATGGAGTAGTTGCAGCGGTTGCCGCTCTTAAGCCTACCACCGTATATCATTTTGCAGCAATTGCAAGTGTACCGGATAGTTTTAACAACCCAGCAAAATATTATTCAACAAACGTTGCAGAAACTATCAATCTAATTAACGGACTTATATCAACAGGATGGAAAGGTAATTTTATATTTTCATCATCAGCAGGTGTATACAGTCTTAAGTCCTCTCCTGTTAACGAACAGGATTTAATTGAGCCCGTACATCCATATGGTAGAAGTAAAAAACTCGCCGAAGATTTTATTAGTATAGTGGCAGCGGAGTACCCCAACATTAACTTCTTTACATTTAGATACTTTAATGTTGCAGGTGCTTATGGGGAGGTAGGCGATCATCTTGAGTCAGGTCATGTTATTCAAAGGCTTTGCTACGCAGCAAAAACAAAAACGCCATTTACCATTAACGGGACGGATTATAATACAAAAGATGGAACGTGCGTAAGAGATTATATTCATATAAAAGACGTTTGTAAAGCCCACGTTCATATGCAAAAATACTACGAGGAATCTTCTGCACCAGGTACAGAACCTTATGATACCTGTAATCTCGGCACTACTAAAGGCTATACAATTCGTGATATTGTTAATATGTTCGAACGTATTACAGGTGAGAAGGTAAATATTATTGAAGGAGAAAGAAGAATTGGTGATCCAGAATATCTAGTTGCAGACGCAAACCGATTCTTAAACATCTATACATTCATTTACGAAAGTAGTGAACTTGATCGCATAATTAAAACATCGTGGGATTACTATACTATGAAATGGAATGAGAAAAATGGCGTTTGAAGAAAATGAGATTAGTAAAAATAGTCAAGGCGGTACGGAGAGTGTAAAAAGAGGATTAGCAGAAAGATTACCAGATGGTCTTGCAGATGATTTTCAAATTATATGCTCCCGTATCCGTAAAATTGAAGAAGATAAAATTAGAGTTTATTGGTTACACGATCTTCCAGAAGACCCTGAAACCAATCACTTAAAAGAAGAAAATAGCAGGCGTCGTTTTCATAAGTTAGTATTTTGCGGTAACTGGCAGTACAACCGCTACAAAGATTTTTTAGGTATTCACCCATCCAAAGAACATATAGTTTTAGAGACTCCGATCGATCCTTTACCAAGCGTTAGTAAAGAATACGATAAGATAAGACTTATCTACACGTCCACTCCTCAAAGAGGGCTTTCATTACTGGTACCAGTATTTGAAAAACTTGCTGAGAAGTACAAAAATATTCACCTTGATGTTTTTTCTAGCTTTAAAATCTATGGGTGGCCAGACGCCGATAAACAGTTTGAACCGCTTTACGAGAAGATCCGCAACCACCCTCAAATGACATATCATGGGTTTGCTCCGAACGATGTTGTTAAAGATCACTTACTAAAAGCACATATCTTCGCTTACCCATCTATTTGGATGGAATGTAATAGTAGAAGTTTAATTGAAGCAATGTCTGCCAAGCTACTTTGTGTACATTCTAATAACGGAGGATTACCAGATACCGCCGGAGGCATGACCTATATGTACCAATCAGATCATGACCCTAATACTCACTGCAATATTTTTTATAGTGCCCTTGAGCACGCTATCGGTATTGTTGATAGAGATGATACTCGGGAATACTTAAACTTTGCTAAAGCGTACGCTGACAGTAGATTTTCTTGGGTTAAAATAGTTAAGCAGTGGGAGGATCTTCTCACAGGCCTTAAAGACAAATATCCTACTCTTGAGAGTAGGAAAACACAATCACAGATATTTACATATAATCCTCTATGATACTTGCCCGAGCGCCTTTGCGCATTAGTTTTTTAGGTGGTGGTAGTGATCTTCCAGAATTTTATTCTAGTTCACAGGGTGCAGTTATAAGCACTACTATAGACAAATATATGTACCTTGCTGTCAACAAAACTCCAAATAGAGGAGTTAAAGTATCGTACGAGCGAGTCGAACAAGTAGATATTATTAGTGAATTAAATCACGATAGAGCTAGAAACACATTACAATATTTTGATATACAAACCGGTATAGAAATATCTTCGTTTTGTGAAATACCAACTAAAGGTACCGGGCTTGGGTCATCCTCAACGTACACCGTAGCACTTTGCAAAGCACTAG